TTACCTTCCATATCACAATACTTAACATAAGGACCCATCATAATCTTCATACCAATGTCTCTAATTAAATTAGAAGCCCAATCAGTAATAGTTTGTTCGTATATTGGAGGATTACTTACTTCTGCTCGTACTATTAAATGTTTATGTTTCATAAGTTTTTGTTTATGTATAATTTATACCTTATTTGAAACAAAAAGTCAACCAGAAAATTTAGTCAAAAAAATAGGCGCCGTAGCGCCTATTTTAGTATTTCTAAATAACGACTTAGCTAAAGCTAACGTTAGCAACGCTAACACGCGATAGATAATCTGCTGCGTTACCTAATGAACTTGCAGTGTTGTTTAACTCAACATATCCGTATCTAGTCATGAAACTCACAACTGGCTCGAATGATGTTGGATCTAATACAACGCCACTTGACATTAGTGGGATATATGGGCAATAGAACGCTGCTGCGTCTGATTCGCTTGATCCCTTGTAACCTACAAGTACGTCTTGTGCATCAGCAGCATATGTGTTTACATATACTTTCATTGCATTGTTTAAAGTACCAACCATTTTAGTGTTAGTTGGAGCTTCAAAAGTGCCTTCAGTTGTTCTTGCGAACGCTGAAGTTGTTGCTGACTGAAGTACTGTTAATGCAAACGGACTCACAACTGCCCAGTTACCTGCGCCTCTACGTGTACGTTGTGCAATTTTGTTACTTGCGCGGTTGATCATAACTGCTAATGCAGCATGCTCGTCACCTACGAAAGTAGCTGTTCCTGATACACCAGCTTGATCATACTGAGTATCGGCTTCAGCTGCTCCTGCTAATGTGTATAGTGAACCAAGTACTTCTTGGTCAATCTCAGCTGTAATTTCTTGAGCCAAAGCAGCCATAATTTCTGCTTCAACATCAATACCATGCTGTGATTGTGCGTCTTGTGCAGACTCAAAAGTCCAACGTGCTGATAGCTTACGTGATTTAGCTTCAACAGTCTGTTTTAAGATCTGAATAGACATTTTGTTACCAGCTTCACCTTCTAGTGCTGCTGTGTTTGCCGCTGTTCCTGCTGTCGCACCTGAGTACGCTTCAGCAATCTTGAACGGTGATAGTGCTTCTTCACCAGCTACAGTGCCGCTTGCGCCTGCACCTACTGTATCCGAATAACGAACACGTAGCGTGTGAATTTGCCCTACTGGGCCAGTCATAGGCTGAACACCAACGATTTCATTAGCAATGACTGTTGGCATTACACGTCTGATGACGGGTAAAATAACTCTGTTAAGAGTTGCGACGTTACCGGCGGATGTTGCACCTGCGCCTGCAGTTTCTGACAAATACTTGCGTGTATTTTCCAGTGTAGCTGACATTACAGATTTCTTTGTGCCTTGAAGGCCTTCAAGAAGTGCGCTCTTCGTATCCAGCCAGCGACTTTCTAATAGTTCTGACATAGTTTTCTCCTTAATTTAAACCAGCTAAACGTCTAATGTCAACGACATTATCGTCTTGCTTTGAACTAACGTTAGTTTGTTTTCTATTGCCTGTGATTTCTGTGCCTTCTGTAATTACTGCCTTCTGCTTCGCTGGAGATTTACCATCAATTACTGACGGTAGGTACTTGTCAAATGCAGATTGTAGTCTGTTTGTTTGTACTGATTCCAGTAAATCTGTCATGATTTCTTGTTCTGCTCTGTTTAGTGGGCTTAACAATCCATCAATAGTTTCTTTGCGCTCAGCGATTTGTGCCATACGCTTAACTTCGTTCGCCTTAGACTCAGCTAAAACTTTTGCTTTTGTTGCAAATGCTTTTGCTTCAGCTAGTTGTTTGTCTTTAACTGCAACTACATTCATAAGTTTTGCAACTTCCGAATTTTCATTCAGATGACTTGTTGCGTACTCAGATGCAAATGCTTCAAACATTTTGCGACCGAAATCGTTCTTACGTGCTTCTTCAATATCTTCTTTCAATGCGCTAATCTCACCTTTAAGAGTGTTTTCAACGATTGTAGATACTTTATCGGCACTTTTCGCAATGAAGTTAGTTTTAACTTCAGCAAATTTATTTTTAGCTTCTTTTATAAGTTTGACCTTAGTTTCAGCTAAATCTTTTTTGTCTTCGTGGAACTCTGCAATTTCTTTAGCAAGTGCATCGACAATAAAGTTCTCAAGCATGCTGAACTTATCAGACATTGCTTTTTGATCTTCATGTAACTCAGAAACTTCTGTCTTTAGTGATTCTAAAACAAATTTTTGCATTAATTTTGCGTCTTCACGCATTTTAACAGCATATTTTGCTTTAGCTTCAGCTAGTTGTTTGCGATCTTCTGCAAACTCAGCAATTTCTTCAGCTAAACGCTCTGAGATCATAGCATCGATAGCTTCAACCATAGTTGATTTATCATGCTCATATTTCTTAGCAAATTCTTCGCGAAGTTCAGCAGTTGCCTGCTGACGATTCTCTTTGATTTTGCTTTCCCATGCGCCTTCGATTTCAGCACGTACTTCTTCAGAAACTACATCGTTTTCAAAAAGTGTTTTAAGTGCGTCCAACATATTATGTTCTCCTTTTATTGGAGTCTACTGATTATATTAATCAGAGATTCTTTTAAGTATTTTTGTGCCTTTGTGTCGTGTCTTGTTGCCTGTGCAAGTTCGTATGCCTTCATTCCTCCACGTGCATTCATTAAATGTTCGTAGATTGGTGTAGGATACGCACCAGGGGCGCTAGGCTGAGCCACAACGTCCACAGTGATTATTTCGAAATCAGAAACTTCGTTGCCGCCGTCTTCTGATACATTACCACTACCACGCGATGAAACACCTAGTTTAACACCATTTTGTATCATAGTGCTTACTAACTGTCCCATCGGAGTTGGTAGAATTTTTAATTTACCATAACCGTTTGCGCCATCCATCCAACATTCTTGGATCATATGACTCACGCGGTCTAAGTTAATGTTAAGTCCTTCTGGATGATCAACTTCTCCGAGAACTGAATATCCTCCCTGGATTTGATCATTGAGAGTTTTGACAGCCCTACCAATTTCGTTTACAGGATATACACGTTGGTTTGCGTTACGCACTCCACCTTGTATACAAATACCTTTCATGTAAAGATCTTTGCCCCCATTGGCGTTATCGGTAGACTCAACGACTATGTTAGCCTGGTCGAATGTCAGATGCTCTCGTAAGTTTATCATTTAAAGTTCCTTAACCTTAAGAACCAATAGTGCTTTTACTATTTGCTCCGCTTTCGCCTGCGCCTTTTTTCTCTGCGCCGTGGCCTTTTGGCTGTGCTTTCATGCTTTTTGATGCTTTGCCGCCTGGAACATTTACGTTACCAGCTGTTTCATCTTTTGGAGATGTTCCTGCTAGTCCGCCTTCTGTTCCGCCGTTTCCGCCGTCTGCATTCTGCGCCAAGTTTGAAGCAGTTCCGCCCATGTCGTTTGCACCAGCTACAGTTGACTTAGTGTTTGCACCGTTGTCGCCCATTTTAGCTGTTACTTTTTCAACATATTCACGCATTGTTTCTGCTTCTGATTTAGTTGATTCGTCAGTTTCTTCGTCTGCTGCTTCATCAACTTCTTCATCTTTTGATGCTTCGTCAACTTCTTCGTCTGATGCTTCAAACGCTACTGATTCTTCTTCAGCTTCGTCATCAGCTTCGTCACCGTCCATGTCTGGCATTTCTTCGTCGTCGCCATCATCTTCGTCGTCGCCCATCATTTTTTCAAATTCAGCTTTTAGGTCATCTAAAGCAACTTCTAGATCGTCAACACGATCTTCAATTTCTTCTTCTCCGCCTTCAGCATCCATATCCATATCCATGCCGTCGCCGCCTTCTGCGTCTCCGTCCATGTCCATGCCCATTTTGTCCATCATATCATCAGCTGGATCGCCACCTTCAACTTCAAACTCGTCTAAGTTAAAGTCTTCGTTAGTAGCTTCTTCTTTGTCGTCATCATCTGATGCTTCATCTACTTCTTCGTCTGATGCTTCATCTACTTCTTCATCTTTAGTTTCATCAACTTCTAGATCTGACTCTAATAGTCCTTCGTAGATATCTCTTGATTTTTCAACCACTATTTCGTGGAATAATTCTTCTGCTCCAGCTTTGTCTTCGTTGACTAGCTTTTCGAGCATTTCTTCAAATTTATTACTCGCCATTATTTTCTCCTATAAATTGTTGTACCTATGGTAAGGCTGTCCATTGTATTTAACGTATATGGAGAAAAGTGTGTAGAAATAGGCTCAAAACGAGCCGTTTTAAAGGGATCAGACTAAAACAAACTGATTTTTAAACTCTTCTATAGTAATTGTACTGTAGTTTCCAAGTTTATTTAGTTCCTCAGGACAATAATTATCTGGTGCTATTACCCTTATAAATTCAGTTTTTTCATGTTCTTTAACTACACTAGCTGTTTGTCGTAACCAATTTCCAAAGAATGTAGCACCGTCTTGTGACTTTTTGTAGTTAGGAGTATCAGCATATAAGTTATTAAACTTCATACCGTCTTTTAATCCTTTGTAGTCAAAGCCTAGTATATAAATTTTTTTGTGTCGGTGTTGTGCTGATAACCATAATGCTGTTGGTCCACTTGACCAACCTTTGCCTGGTTGAAAATAATTAAAATGTTGAAGACCTTCATAGGATTTATTATAATTTGTCCATACTTGATTTTTATGTTGATACATTGATTTATTAATTTCTAAAATCATTTTAACATCAACAGCAACTAAGTAGTCTGGTCTAAATGTTCTATACAAAGCATTACATCCGTATACTGGGCCGTACTTTTTTAGCTCTTCAGGTTCTATACTTGATCTGCTTAATCCGTTGCCTAAAACAAATGCTGAATTTTGATTGTGAGCAAATCTACTTTCATCTACTATTTCTTGTTGTAAAAAGTTTATTGGTTTAGAACGTTTGGCAAATTCTTCTTTTTTATCGCCAGACATCTTTTCTAAACGTCTAATCTCCATTAAACGTGTTGCTTCTTCTTTTGAGTATTTGGTCTTATCTAATTTTGCCATTAAACACCGGCAGCGGCTGCTTGCGCTGCTATCCCATACATCTGTCTAACAAAATCTAATTCGTCAGCTTTCTCATTTGTATGTAGCTCGCTTGCTTTCCTTGCACGGTTAATTTGGCGTAGGGTAAGTCTTGTCTTTCTTGTGTCGTCAAAATTGACAATTGAATCATCATATTCGGGCTCATAGCGATTGTCGTCTACAGGCTCAATTGTTTCTTTATCAAAATAAAATAATTCTCTTAATATCATAATACTATTTATATCGTTTGGTCAGTTGCCGGTGCACCTGGTGTTACTGTATCGCCGCCTGTTGCTGTTTCTGGTGGCGTTGCTTCTGCACCTATTTCTGGTTCATCGCCTTCGGGTGATATATCCTCTGCTCCGCTAATGTCAGCACTAATGCCTGCTGAACTAATTCCTGCTCCACGCATTTCTGCACTTGCATCTGATGCTGGTTGATTTAGTTCTTCGTCATTTTCTTCACGCCACATGCGTTCGTTTTCAGCAATCTCTTCAGCACTCATGCCCAAGAAACGTTTCATTGCAAAGCGATTTGAAATATATGGTATAGCACTCATTTGTGTATATGTTGGCACACGAGCATTATCGAGTTCTGATTGTCTATATGCCGCAAAGTTTTGTGGTGGTTCAAATTCTAAGTCAAACATTGCTGTGTCAATGTTTACGCCTTTTTCTAAAAGATATCTTTTAAATTCTTGATTAAAGTCTTCTATAATAAGACCTTGTAAACGTTCACAGTATGTATTAAAACGCAATTCTTGAATAAATGCTGTACCTACTCTACCATCATTATATGATGAAGTTGCGTCATCACCGCCGGTAGGCAAGTAGCTGCTAGGGATTCGTAAACCGCGTACGAGCTTATTAGTAAAATATCGTAAGTCATCAATTTCTCCTAGGTTAGTTCCGCCTGGTAGTGTTTCAACTTTAGATCCTCTACCTTCTGCTGTTTGTGGGAAAAAGTAATCTTCGTTAATTGACAGAGGATTGTAAGAACTGTCTATGACATTTGTGCCTCCACCTGTCGCTGATGGGATCCTTCTTTGATGGATTTCCGTTTTAACACGTTCAACAAATTGCATAGCAAGGTGTGATGGCATGTTACCCACATCAACGTAGAATACTCTGCGCTCAGGCGCACGTTGTACACGATAGATAATAATAGCATCTTCGAGTAATTCTTTTTGTTTGAATACTTTAAATATTGTTTCTAATAGACTGTTACCAAAAGGAAAATTATTGTCTAAACCTTCTGACAGACTTAGGTGTAACACATGCTGTGCGTCAACAGCAACTTCGCCTTCTTCAATAGCAAAACGTGATCCAGGCGGCACATTAACACCTCCTGTCATTCCTCTTGCTCCGCCAGTTTGATAGCTTGCACCAGGACTACTTATATTACCATTTGTAATATGCGGAGATGTTGCAACCATTTCTTTGAAGTTTAGGTTTACATCTTTAATAATGTACTGTTCAGGCTTCTTGCCATCTGATTCGTTTACAATAATACGTGTAAGTTTTGCAGGATCAACATGAAACAATTTTTTAGTTTCTGGATCTCTTAAAAATATTGCATCTCCGTATTTGAATACATTACGGAATGTTCTAAACATGCGTGTTTCAAAATTATTAATTTTGCACCATTGTTTTAGGTACTGACCTAAAATATTAATTTCGTTATTAGTTGCTGCTTTGTTATAATGAAAATTAAAGTTAGTTCCGTTCTCGTCATTTTTTTGTGTACAAAACTCAGCAAGGA